AGTTCTGGAGCAAGATCGAGATCGCCGCTTTCTCTGCGCTTGGGGCGGTCGGGACTGCTGATCTTGTTTGTGTTTCTTCTCGTTTTAAAATTGCCATGTTTCCTTTCTGGATGGCTCGCCTCTCGCCTTAAGCGAGAGAGGCGAAGCCTATCTATCTATGATAATAGATAGATATTCTATCTATCTAGACCACCATTGGTTATTGTTGGGTTACGGTTGGGTTTCATTTGGGTTATCGTTGGGTTATTGTTGGGTTATTTACAGACGCATTCCGACTGACTTTTTTGCAGGCTTTGGAACGTCATTTTTTGGCCTTCCGCCTTTCTTCCCATTTTTGTAATTTGAGAATAAACGCTTGTTTTGATCTTGCCATTGGTGCAAAATGAAGGCATCGCCTTCGCGCCTTGCGTAGCCACTTTCTATGAGTGCGTTTTCGAGTTGCATTGGGTCGCCTTCCCAGTCGGCTATCGCTGCAACGATATCCGCTGGCTTTTCTATGCGCTCGCACTTGCGAAATTGGCATTGCGACCAGAGTTTAAGAAGGCTGAAAACCCCAGCGTGACCGGCTAGGCGTAGCAGGATTTTCGTCTTGTAATGGTCGGGGAAGTCGGGTGATAGGATCATGTTTTCTTTCTTTCGAGATAACGCTGCAACGTCTCCTCGGCCTCATCTTCGATCCACCTTGTAGCCTGAGTTACAACCTCAACCCACTTGCCGTCGATCTGGATCTCCCAGTCCCAACGGTAGCAGTCATCTTGGTGGTTTGGCCAGCACCGGAGCGGATACCCGCGCCATTGCATTTGGTTATTCATCTTGGCCTGATAGGAATTGGCGGAGAGCCTTGTTTTCTTTTATGAGTCGGTCGTTCTCTTCTGTGAGCGACTCGACGCGAATGTTTAATAACTCTACGAGTAATTCAAGATCAGCCATTTGTTCTTTAACAAGTCTTGTGAGATTTAGTAGTCTTGTGATGCCGTCGAACATAATCTGAGATTCTTTCTAAGTGTTGTTCCGCCAATGCTCTCCCCTCCGGCGTGTCGTCGTATGTATGTTGGTGGACAGGTAGCGGGTCGCCCCGTTCCAACCTAAGCCCGATAGGACATTCATTCATGCAGATGACCAACCGGAGCGAGAGAGTTCCGTTCATCTATTAAAACGGAATGTCGTCGGTTTCGTCTTGGGGTTGAGCAACGTAGCCGTTGCTTTTAGCGACAATGTGCTTGTCTTGCTTGGCCGCTGGCTTGCGCCGGTTACCTAGCCATTTTTGTTTCTCATCACCGAAAAGCCAGCGCTCAATGCAATTGAACTGGTGATCTGGGTTTGTCTGGCCCGGCTCTACGCCTACGACGCAAACGCCCTTTTCTCCGATCAGGTCTTCGGCTTCCACGGTTACGTCTTCTCCTGGGATAACGGCCCGACCGATGCTCGAAAGCACTTGATCCACCTTCCACGCCGCCTTGGGAGTGAACGTGAGATGTTCCCACATCTTCGGCCCCTCGATGCCGCTTTCAAGGATGACTTGAACGTCGAGTTTGATGGTCGGATTTCCGGCTTGGGAAGTCTTCTCGACCGCTTTCACGATCTCGACTTCGTATGTCCCCGGCTCTACGAAGTAGATGGCCGCTTGTTTTGGTTCTGATGCTTTGTATGTTGGCATTTGTATTTTCTATTTTGTTTTTGTTTGGCGTAACTGCGTTGTCGGTGATCCCGCCTTGATCGCCGTTTGGTCTGGCTCCACGCCGTTATTGGCGCAGAGTTCCAGATAACTCTTTTCCGATAGCTTACCGCCCATCGCGAGTATTAATGTCTCTTTGCTGATACCTTCGGAGGCCTTTGCGATAGCTTCGTGCTCCACAAACCTCCGTCCGCTGACGCTTGTGAGTTTCCAGCCTGCCACCTCGTCCCCGCTTTCGAGACGGGTTTTAAGATGACCGAGCAAAGGCTCGGCGATCTCTTTCTCCGCCAGTTTCCATTCGCGAATGAATGCGCCGAGTGACTCCGGCGTGGAAAGGATGCGATCTTTGATAGCCTCGATGCTGTTACCGGTTGCTTCGGGAATGAGAGCGATGGCACTCTCAGCCTGTCTCACGATGGCGTTGCAGTTGTTGTAGTGTTTGCACCAGCTACAATACTCGCAAGGCGTCGGCTTCGCATCCGCGCTTGTTGCGCGGTCGATTGTGCGCTGCGTGCCTTGCTTGGCTTCCTCGTAGGTAAACTCATAACTACGAATCATAGCCTGATCGACGTAGATAACATGAGCCGTCCAAGACGTTTCAAAGTTATCCTCCATGCACGCCAGACTGTAGGCCATCAACTGATTCCTATAATCCCGCACCTGTCCCGTTTTTATGTCGGCGACCCATTTCTGCTCTTTGCAGACGGCATCCGCGGTGCCGAGTTTCGATAGCCCAGGAACTGCCATCGCCAAGTACTCTTCGCGGGTTTCCACGAACGAACCTTTTGCTAGGCGCGTTAGTTCCTCTACGCCGTAGGCTATCGCTCCGGCGTCTTCGCCAACTATTGCAACGTCATTTTCTGCCGAGATAAGGTTGCGGATCGCAATGTCTACCGCCGTGCCGCGCTCCGCTGCCGCGCTCGTTCCGCTTGCTCCTTCAAATAAAGCACATTCGGCGAGTTTGGGAAGCGTGCTAGGTGATATTTCTTTACTCATTTTATTTTAAATATTTAAGGTATAAGTGCCGTTACAAATATTATGCAGTATTTGTCACGAGTTCGCCTTCCTCCATTCGACCGCTGTGTTAACGAATTGATCGACCCGAAGCGCAACGCGGTGCAGGTATTCCGGTGCGCAGTCGCGCCAAGTCTGTTCTGATGTAAGCACTCCGCGAGCGATCAAAAACTGATTTACCGCGCCTTCATGTTCTGCGAGTCGGGCCTGCCAGCCGACCATTTCGTTGGCGTCAACAAAATGATCTGGCTGTTTAGTTGCAACAGCTTCGAACAAGTGCGCGACCGATGCCCATTCGAGCGGCAACTCTTCCGCAAGGCCGCTGCGGGTCTTCGCGTCGTAGGCTGCCGAGTGAGTGGTTAGGATTATGCGCTCCTTGCCGCCGATTCCTTTACCTTTGCCGGAGTCGGTCGTGCTTACCTTGGTTTTGAAACGCAAGAACCAAAGCTCGTCAGCAAACTCTTTAAGCAACGGCGCTGATTGTTTGCTCAGTTTCAGCTCGTAGCGGTCGTAGGCCGCGAGAGCGTCAGGCGCTTCAAAGCGGACGATCTTGCTGTGAGCGATCATTACCACGTTCTTGCCGGCGTCAATGAGTTGATCAACGGATGACAAGAACCGGCTCATTCTTTCCGCTACCATCACCCAGCCCTTACCGAAGCCAAAGTCTTCGACGCTAGTCTTTTTGGTGCTGGCGAGCAGGTCTTCAACGCATAGGCGTTCCGCCCAGTCTGCCGAGTCGATGACGATAGTTTTGTATTCGGTCGCCTTGGCTTCTGTTAACGCATCCGTTAACTGCTTCCACGTCCCGATCTCGCAGCGATCCACATCCAGGTGCGATGTTCCGCCCTCGATGTCCAAGAACAGCGGCCTTGGGAACTTGGCCGCGAATGTGCTTTTGCCTACGGATTCAACTCCGTAGATGACGACGCGCTGCGCGCGTTGTTGTTTTCCTTTTGTTATTTTCATTTTTTATTAATTTTTGTTTTTGTTTTTTCTGAATATATACAATTTTGTTCCTGCATTCCAAGGAGATGAATCTTGGATTTCTAGCCCCATGTAATGCTCATCTGCAAATTTTTGCATTGATTCATCATGGTTTCCGTATGGCATTGAATAAACAGCGCGATGCAATTCACCATCTATTTTGATGCTTCCAGTATGATCCCATCCTGATCCCCATCCATAGATATTTAGTTCTTCGAATGGCTTATATGTGCCACCTTTAAGTTGATTTAATAATCTTACTTTCTCCTTAAACCAAGCGGGGCGATGATTTCCTTTATAAGTTGGATTCCATTCTCTAATTCCCGCCCATCCACCTTCTGTTGTTTTCATTTGTTTTGAATATCTTTGTTTTGCTCCATTTCATTTAAAATCAGTCTCACAGTTCCTTTAGTGTAAGAATATTCCATTTGATCTTTATCATCAAAAAACAACCATTCACTCATGGACTCAATTCTAACCAACCTTTGATTTGTAGGATTCCCTGTTAAGTGTGAATATAGCTGAATGAAATACCATCCTGGCTCTGGGTTTCCTATAACAACTCCTCGCCATGTAAGCCTACCTTTTTCAACAGCGTAGAACATTTGATTGACTAGATCGGTTCTTTGATCAGGTAATTTTGACGGGTTTTTACTGCTTTGTTCTTTTGTTATTTTCATATGTTATTGGCTCTTAAAATTAAACGCCCTTGTTTATTCTCCAAACTCGATATCCTTTTAAAACGTCTTCATTTGTACTTCTAATTGTTACGGTGTATCCATACTTTTTTGCTGCTGATCGCGCTTTTTCGGAATTGCTGCACAAAAAACTGTCACCTATATTCATTTCGCTAAATGGATATTCGCATTGATTTGTTGGTTTCTGAGGTATTGGTATGTTTTTTTGTATTTTGTATTTCATTTTCTATTTTCCTTTTTGTTGTGCTGCGAATACGGCCACAGCGAGTGCCGCCCAAGAATGGGATTTGATGCCGTATGTTGGCCCCGGCTGGGCTTTTGTTCCCTGCGGCCCGATGAGATCGAGCAAGGCTTGACGCACGTTGGCGTCTTTTGCCCGCATCGTGCCGCATAGGAAAAGTTTAATGTCCTTCCGAAAGATCAACTCTACGTCCACCCGTGCAACCTCGATAAACCTCCCGATCCACATACAGGTTTCAAATGTGCTTGCGCCTACCGCCATACCGTAGCTGGCGATCATCTCGCAAGCAACTCGGTCGTATTCGCGACCGATAAGAACCTGTCGGATCTCGGCATTTGGAAGGTGACCGTGATCATGTATCCCGCGTTGGTCGTATTGTACGAACGCGCTGTGAGTCGTTCCTGGATCGAG